CCTATATTCCGTAGTATTCTCTTATCGCTGTATCGACCGCCTTGAGGTCGTTCGGGATCTCCAGCGGGAACATGTCCTCCGGAGTCTTTGCTGTGCTCTGTCCGTTGCTCTGCGTGAAGAACTTATGATCCTGACAGTAGAGCACGATGTCGAAGCAGCCTTCGACTGTCAGCTTCTCATCGAGCATCTTGCCGATGGTCTTGACCTTCTCGCGGCCATCCGTGTCGAGCTCCGAGTGATGCAGGAAGTACACGATCTTGTCATCCTCCTCGAGGTCATTCACGAAATGGATGAGGTCTCTGAACTTCTGAGCCATGCTCGTGAACTTGTCGTATCCCTTCTCATATGTCCTGTCGAAGAGCTCGTTCACCATTAGGTACTGGCTGTCATCGATGACCACCGCCTTCGTCTTAGCGCCCTTGATGGCTCTCATGATCCATGTGTACTTTGCCGCGTTCAGCGTGGCTGCGTCTCTTGCCTCGCCGTTTGTCGGGTCCTTCGGGACTCTTGCGACCTTGATGTCAGATCTGAACGGGAGCCGTCCCTTCTCGACCGAGATGACTCCGACCTCATCTGCCTTGAACTGCTTCAGGCTGTAAGTCTTGCCCGAGCCGCTTCTTCCGATTACTAATACTGGTAATGCCATTTACTGGTACCTCCTGTTGTATACTTCCTCCATCCTGCGGACTTTCCTCAGGATCTCCTTTGCTCTGCTTCTTTCCGAAGCGAAATACAGTTCTGCTTCGAAGTCATCATCTTCGCCCGGCCTGTAGTAGCCGCATCCGGTGTTGATGATGCAATCCTTTCCGCTCGCGTTTGCGTCTGCGATGAGTTTGCGCAGCTGCCTGTCGACCCTTGAATCTTTGGGTCGTCTTACGGCATAAGCGGCGCCCGTGCCGATCTTGCCGAACAGTCTTACCGCTTCACATTTCTGTTCCGGTGTGGTACCATTATCTTGTTCAGGGATTGGCGCACCGGAAGGTGTGCTTTTCTTATGTTCCAAATTCATCATCTTCCTCCTGAAAACTGTGGATATCTTCCGAGCCGCAGTACGGGCACGCGTCATAGTAGCCGTAATGTCTGTCACCGAACAGCGATGACACGCCGTACTCTTCCTCGTAGCAGTAGCGGACGCTTTCGGGCTCATCGAACATTGCGCCGCAGTCCTCGCATCTATACATAGAGTTCCACCAGCTTCGCGATTTTCTCTCTGAGCATCGTGTTCTCTTCCTCGAGCTCCGTGATCCTGTCCTTCGCGGCTGCCTCGATCTCGCTCATCCACTTGTTGTACTTATTGACCTCGTTCTTGAGCTTGCTTGCCGTGTCGTTCGCGAATGCCAGGCGGCTCTCAAGGTCCTTGATGCGGTTGTTCATGAACTCCTCGGAGCTCATCTCGATGTGCTTGTCATGCTTTCCCATTTTCTCCTCCTCGTCTAAAGTGCCATCGCTATCTCGGCTCCGATCATGAAGCCGAGCACTATCCATGCAGTCACGGTGACCATCCATGCCATTGCAGTTTTCATGCCTTCGCCTCCTTCTCGTCTATGAGCTCGATGGTTACCGGTGTGTCCTCGTCAGCGTGCATCTTCGCCTGATCTGCGAAGTCAAGTGCCTCCATGCGGTCATCGAACGTCACATCGATGTATCTGATCGTTACTCTGTACTTCATCCTTCTCTCCTCCTTCCAGGTCATATCTGACCGTCCTTCCGAACTTGACCGTGCGGAGCTTTCCTTCCCTGCCGTACTTCCACACCGTCCACTTGCTCACCCTGAGCGCTTCGGCAGCTTCGTCTGCTGTGTAGAGCCTCATGTTTACACTTCGTTCGGGATTGGGATTCCCGGAGTAATCTCAGGAAGCTCGACGCCCGCGTGTTTGAAATGCGGGTCTTTGTGGTTGTAGCCAATCCTTGTGTCGCCTGTGTTGAGCTTGTCCATCCATTTGAACTCTGCATCTCGTTTTAGCGGATATGCGTTTTCCACCACTTCCAGAACGAACACCTCATAGTCGTCTCCGTACTCGTTGTAGTCAGACTGCATCAGCTCGTTAGGATGTGTATTGCTCCTCAATGACTGAAAATGGGCTTTCAACCTTTGGTCTAGGTTGCTTGTTCGCCCAACATATATCCGCCCTGTTGGGCAATGCTGAATCGCATAAATGGTTATATCTCTGTCGTAATAACCCATGTAAATCCTCCTTTACCGTAAAGCCTCCTTTACGCCATATTGGCGTATCTTTAAGTAAAAAAATTAGAACAGTTCTTCGAACGTCAAACCAGTTACGGCAAGCAGTTTTTCAACGTCGGACAGCGTCCACTTCGTTTTGCCTGACAGCTTGAGTTTGAGCGTGTTGTAAGATATGCCAGTCCTTCTTGCAAGTTCTGCTCCTGAAATGCGATTAACGCCCATCCACGCGCGCAGCTTATAATTTGTGTCTGCCATGTTGCCTCCTCTCTATATATTGTGTTACGCCGCTTTGGCGTACCTCACAGGTAATACTTTACGCCATTTTGGTGTGTGTGTCAACACCCTTTTGGTGTTATCTTATACTTTTTTAAGACCCAAAAATGGTACAATGAGGTGCGGAGGGGATACAAAATGGAAAAGATTGTAAAGGATTATGGAGCCTACATTAAAGAACGCCGTCTTTCAAAGGGGCTCAGTCAGGGAGAAGTAGCAAGTAGGTTGGGCATCAGCCAACAGACATATAGCCGTTATGAACTCGGTTCGAGAGAGCCCGGTCTTGATTTCATAAAGGCTGTTGCAGTAGTGCTTGACTTCAAGCCTGGCGAATTCTTCGATAATTACAGAGGTTAAATATGGCTATCAAATACCTATCAAAGAATAAAGCGCAGCTGATAGTGTCTGTTGGATCTGCGAGCAAAGGTACCCGGAGGCGCGTTACAAAGACGGTAACATTCAAGAAGAAGAAGGAACTCGATAAGATGTACCAGGCCTTCGAGGATGAGGTCCGCAAGAATCCGCTGACAGACATCACAATCGAGCGTTTGCTTGATTCCTATATCAGCAACGCTGAGATCCGCGGCCTGAGTGCAACGACTCTGCACGGATACCGAGCCGACAGGAACCGCATTATCTCGGCTTTTAAGGGAGTCAAAGCAAAAGACCTTACAACTTATCAGATAGATGATTTCGTCGCGTCTATGGCGAAAAAATACGCTCCTAAGACCATCCACAACACGGTACATCTGCTCGATGCGGCGTATCAGCGAGCGGTCAAATCGGGACAACTTGCGGCGAATCCTTGCACAGGTGTTGTGCTGCCAAAGAAGAAAAAACCGGAGATCAAGACGCTCTCGCCGAAGCAGATCCACTCATTTGTTGAGAAGCTGAAAGACCAACCAGCAGACATCCGAGTCGGTTATCTGCTCTGTCTCATGTGCGGTCTTCGGAGGGGCGAAGTGCTCGGTCTGAGGGAAGAGGATGTCAGCACGGTCTTCCGCTGGGTAACTGTTAAGCGGGCCCGCTACGTATCCGAAGGCAAGGATTACATACAGACACCTAAGACGGCACAGTCCCGCAGGAGACTCGCCCTGCCGCAGCTCCTCGCCGATGAGATCGCCGCCCTGATCAGGGAGCACCACGCCCAGGAATGGTATCACTCCGACTTTCTGATTCAGGACGCTTTCGGAGATCCTCTCAGTCCTTCGGTATTTTCCGCCCGGATCAAGGACATTGAGCCGGACATCACGGTGCACGGCCTTCGCCACACATTCGCCACGCTTCTCAATGCGAATAATGTGGACATCGCGCAGATCTCGGCGGAGCTCGGGCACTCAAATCTGACGACCACCCTGAACATCTACACGCACGTTTTCGGCGATGTATCCTCTTCATCGAGAGGCATCGCAGACACCATTGACAGCGTTTTCGACAAAAAGGGCGCGAATGAGGCGCACGAAGACATAAAAAAAGCGCTGTGACCCTTGGAATCACAGCACTCAGTTGGCGGAGAGAGAGGGATTTGAACCCATCTCATCCGTTAGTTGCTCTTGTTTGCCCTTGTCCGCTCTTGCTCTCAAAGTGCTGAAATTTCAAGCATTTCAGCGCAAACCCCTTGCGATGACTGCGTTACGCGTAATCACATTTTATCACAAAAAGGGCGCAAAAAGGGCGCACGCAAAAAGACCCGAGGAATCATCCCCGGGTCTCTTCACGTTTATTTATAGAAAGGAGGTGAATCGCCGCCTGAGCGACCTTAAAGTGATGCGGCTATCTGTGAGCCCATATACTGGCCGAACCTTTTCCGCCCAACTGCATTGTGATGTGTGCCATCAAGCAGAAATGTGCTTGCGTTCACCTTATTAATGAGTCGCTTGAACTAATTACAACTGCAATTG